GTGAATACACTTGAAAGATGTTTGAATTTCTATAAGTTAATGATAACTCAACATACTCATTTGGTGTTAGTCCGTGAGGAGCAACGCAAGTAAATGAAATTAACCCATTACCATTTTGTGATGTATTAGTAATTGTAAACGCAATACCATCACTAGCCTTCCAAGTAATATCGTTAGAGTCACTTGAATAATATGTTAATTCTTTATCGTAATCATTATCTGAAGGATAAGTTAAATAATATGTCCAATTGTATGTGTAAGCACTTTTAGCTTTATATTGAAAGTATTGGTCCTTAACATCGGGTCTATAAAAATCAAACTCATAATACTGTGGAAACCCCCTCCAAATACCACTTTGTTTTGACGATTCGGGAGAAGTGTAATAAAGATTATCTCGAAATGGTATATAACCTGTAGTACCTGTATAAGCGTTATCGTATAAATAAGTGACTTTAAATGTAGGTCTAAAAATAGTACATACCTGTCTTTCATCGTCATACACTTGAGCGAGACTTACTGTAGCACTTCTGTCGTACTCGGTAATTTCCTGACTTTGTTCGTCAAGATTAATCGAAATTTTCTGATTAACAGATGGTGCACCCTTATACTTTAAACCACTTGGAACTATTGTATATCTATTCATCTAATGAGTATTTTGTTTTAAATCTGTCTAAAGCAGATTGCCCTTTAACCACACCGAAATAGAATTGGAATGGTGCTCCAACTAAAAATCTACTTGAAGTTTGTGGTGTTGAGGTGTATTTCCCTCCTACAGTCGGGTAACTTGTTACATTTCCGTCTACACTATATATGTACCCTCTAGCGGTTAAGTCATTAGCTATAGATGTTCCATTTAGAAAGTACTTAGTATTTGTTGTTGACCTATCTAACCCTTGATAATTATTCTGAATAATGTCTTGGGGGGTGGTTGCCCAATCATTTAATTGGTTTCCAAAAATCGTACTACTATCAGGATTTAATTTCCACTGATAAAATGGTACTAATTGTGATTTAATACCATACGGATATGGGTAGTATCCAACATTGTCCGAACCTCTAAAATTAATTCTACCAGGTGTTAGGTAGTCTTTAGTTTGTAAATCTTGAGTTGTTGATGAAAACCATACAGCCATAATTGGGTCTTCACTTGTACCTAATATGTTTGTTGGGTTAATTGCTCCAGGTCTAATATTGTAGTATTCAGGTGAGAAATTTACATTACCTATCTCCGAATTTATTGACATAAGTTGAGCTAAGTCGCCATCAATTCGTCTTTCGGGTCTTGAAAATAATTGATTTAGAGAATTGTCACCCAATGGTATTATATTAGATAAAAATGAATTATCCGTAATACGAGAGATTACAAATAGATTAACTAAGTCCGAAGTGTCCCCATAACTTGTAGAATCAATATTCGGTATTATATATCCTTTTGTTGATGAGTCGAAGGTTATTTCGGAATAAAAGTAATCTTTCATTCCTAAATTTATGATTGTGGTTGGAAATAATAAATTTAAATCATTTAGTGTTCCAACGTTCCCTGTTCTTTTACCAATAAATTTGTTTAAACTATCACTCCACGGACTACTTCTATAATAAAAATTATTACTATCCATATTGAAATAAACAACTTCGTTGGCAAACCTTGGATATTCAGGTTTATTCTTACTATCATAATAAGTGTTTACCTGTAATGGGAACATATATAACGAACCATTAATCCAATTATTCATAAAGGATTGAGAAAGTACTCCTCGACACAACCCATAGAAAAATCTAAATCTGAACCCCCACTCTCCGAAATTGCCAATATCTTTAACCAAATCAATTAATGGTCTCCTCAAAAACATGTAACATCCTCCCTCAACAGCGTCTTTGGTAGTACATTGTTGATTAATCGTGAAATTATCTCCAAATCCTGTGTAACAGTCTAATCCAACCATACTCTCACAGTTGAAACTTTCTATTACAGTAATCTCATTAGGAAGTCCTTCTAAGTCAGGAGTTATTGTCTGAGCACCTGTTGAAAACGCATCTGATGTAATATCCTCGGAATCAGTGTTAATTAAGTAAACACTGAAATTATTATTTTGTTGTAGTAACGATGGGTTATTAATAAATGAAGAGCCATCTAATCCGTCTGATGATGGAAGTCTATCTGTTCTTAAAATATTTTTAACATCATTACTAATTGTCATAGTTGGATTTGTACTAAAAAATGTTTTAGTGTAGTATGAATAACCTAACTCATTAAAAAATGGATTACTTAATTTAAGTATGTTAAAATTATTACTACTTATGAATGCAGCCCCACTAACATCTTCAGATAAATCGTATTTCGATGCGGATTCATTTGAAGTGTAAAACCCATTTGAAGTTATTGTAATCACCTTACCAGAACTTATTGTGGTTTTATTAGGTCTTGTTGCCGTTGTTGAGTCAAGTAATCCATAATACGCGGTATTGGTAGTTGTAAATCCTGTGAAGGATTGTCCCGCTGTTGGTGTAGTTGTTGTCCCTGGTTTGAAAAAATATGACTGAAAATACATCTCATCTTGATTGTAGTTTTGAATCGTGGGACTACTCTGATTAACTTTTTGAATTGGTATGTTTATTCTAGTATTGGCAGTAAATGTCCAATTAGGGTCGTTTTCATTCGTTCCAAATAAATTACCGAGACTATATTCATTAGCATATTTTGGAGAATATGGGTCCACTCCTCGTTGGAGTACTAAAATATATTGACTACCACCATCAGTAAAATATTCATACGGACTAATATTTTCAGTGGTTTCTATTTCCCATTTACTACTTCTTAAAAAATTAGAATCCACATAAACATAACGTAACGTTTGACTATTAGCGTATAATATATCACCAAAAGACTGTGTAGTGTTTTTATTCCATATCTTCGCAGCGTCTGATACAGTTATAGCAGTCACTACCTGATAATATTCCACATCTGAAGGGAATTTATAATTCGTTTCTTCAGAACCATAAGGAAGTACATATCTTACAGGAGTAACAATATTTGTTGTTTGGGTTGTTGCATATGAAATGTCTACATATGTTGCGCCACTGCCGTTATACGTTTCCCCACTAATACCCGTTATAATACCGTCCGCAGTTGAAGCACTATAAAGGTAATTTGTGTCTGTGGTGGCACTTAAATTAACAAAAGTCAAAAGGTCTCCAGCCTCAAATTGTTCTTGACACAGTACTGTTATTGTATTATCATAATGATATTTTCCAAGATTATTATCTTTTGCAAATGTTAATTTTATTTTATTTTCTCCGTTAAAGTAAGAACTTCTATTATTAAAAATATTGATTCTTTCACCGATTGGTAAGTCAGTAGAAAGAACTGTTCTTGAAATTAATTCTTGTGAAAGAGGTATTTTATACCTTGTTGTATCTCCAATATATTGTTGTAGTCCCATACCAGCAATTGCCTCGGAGTTCATTATAGATAGGTCATCCCCATTTTCAGTGTCTGCTGAAAATTTAACTGACGCCAATAAATCATAATATGAATCAGGCGAGGACACGTAACTTAAAATACCTGACCCTGTTTCATTTTGACCAGCATTTCTAGATGTTTTTAAATTTTGAGAACACTCGCAAGCCTGACATTCAGGATAGGTTATCATTGGTAGTCTAATCGTATAATCTTTCTTATTGCAATTAATATTTAACGCTTTGCAAATCCATCTGAACGGGTAAACTTTAATAATTGGTATTCTAGTACCACAAATCCAACATATTACTTGAATAACTAAATTATATAGAAAAATTAATATGTGAGCAACAGTTAACGTAATTAACGCAACTGGTTGTATTACAGTAAAAATTATTGAAAATAAAAAGAATAGGAAATCAAAATTCCTAAACCCGTCATTAACAGGAAACTTATTTACACTATCTTCACAATCTTGGCTGTCAATTTCTTTAATACCAATAAATTTACCATTCCCTCTACCCTTTTTAAATTGGTCAATTAACGAAGACACAGTGTAAACTCTGTTATATTGAAATTCATAGAACGTGTCTTCACAATCAATAATCTCATTAAGTCTGTCAATTCTTGATTGTCCTATAAATCCGTTAGTATATCCACTCCATACCAACCCAAAATAATATGAACTTTGTTGCTGTCTTTTTTCATTAGTATTAACTAAAGGAAATAACACTGATGGAGATGGGTCGGAGGATGGAGAAGTTCCCCACCCATACTCTTTAACGTTTGGAACCAAATAATAAGGCCTTCTTGTTTGTAAGGTTAAATCGTTTGGCTGAGACCATTTAATCTTAAATCGATATTTTGATTTAGTTGGTATTCCGACAGCTGGGTCATTTGAAAGTACTTTTTCCCCAAATTCGTTGGTAATGAAATAATCCAAATTCATTGGTAATTCGATTAACCACGTTCCACTACCGTCAATAACATTACCCGATTGTTCTAATTCATATTCTTCTAAAATAGGATTTCCATCTTCGTCTTGTTGGATTGTTTGTCTAATTGCCAATATTTGACCTGGAGACGTAGTTAAAGAACATAAGTTTCCCATATTATCTCTTGGTCTAGCATTAGCCCTTAACCTAAAACTATCCGCTGTTGAAAACATTGAACCCATAAACACAGAGGTTGGTTGGATGTCCACGTTCGCATCATCTCTTAAATCAAAGTCTAATCTGTTTACTGCAATTTCACAGACTGTTGGGTCACCCCATAAAGGAGATATGTCAACATTTTTAGTTAGATTAATTATTTGAGGTAATGAATTTAAATCTGTTGACGACCTGAATCTACTGCCCGCAACTTGAGCTTCACTCGCAAGACCAATTCTTATTAAATCTTGTGGTGTTAATGAAAACTCACCAATGTCCGATAAATCAACATCCATAACAATATTTTGTTCCCCTAAAGGAACTCCCATTATCATGTAATCACCACTCTCATTTGTCTTAGCAGTATATCTATAATACGTATCAAAAATTTCAACCGCGGTTGTATCTATTAACACGTCAGACCTTGTCGGTAATGTCCCCGTTGCCGAGTGAGTGGAATAAGAATTTTCGTATGGTAAAAGATTATATCTAAACCCATCTTCATTTTTATCACTTGGAGACTTGTAAGGGTATATACTTGAAATTAATGGGTTTGACTCATCTATTGGAGTAATGGGTATAAATACAGATACTCGAGCATTAGGTAACCCTAAACCATTATTAGCGGTTACCCTACCGACAAGAACACCATAATCCGCACAACTTCTTGTGTAAACATCAGATTGTTGTATCTTTAACGATAAAATTTCCAAAAACTCAAAGTCTTGGTCTAACTGTATATTAATCGTTTTGTTAGCCCCGAGTTCAGTTTTTATTCTATATGATTGACCCATGTAATGTCTTTAATTTATAAATAGTTTATGTGTTAATTTTAAAGTATAAACACACTCTTTTAAAATTATAAACTAAACGATTCGAGAATAAACCTATTAAGAGAAGGTAACTGATTGGAAATTTTTAACCGAAACTCTAATGTCTTTGTTTGGATACCGAATTTGATATACTTGTGAGGGTTGAGCAAATACCGTATCATCAACAGGAGCAATTTCTTTAGTTTCAGGATTTGAATATTCCATTGAGGTTTCTGCTGAAGAATACTGACCACCCACATTATTGTAAACATTAATTCCTGCAACAGTTAATACCCCATTTTGATTTTGGATAATACTTCTTAATTCAGAAAGATATACGTTTTGACCTAATTCCCTTACTTGTGGGTTAAAGTACGCCGAAATCTTATCAACAACATCTGTAATAACTTGTCCTGAGTTTTGAGCAGAATCTAATACAATTTGAACATCAATGCTAAGGTCAATAACCTCAGCGGTTAAGATTGAAATGTAGTCATTCATCATTCTATAATTTGATAGGTATGTTGCAACATTTTGTCTCAAAGTGTCAGAAACAATATTGGTTAATTTACCTGAAGTGTCGTAAGATAATAACTGAATTAATATTTTGTTATTATTTTCAGTTATTGAAACTTTTGCAGGTGCTCCAAATTCTGATGGCATATTTCTGATTATAGACTCATAGTCTTGAACTGTAACCGCTCTTTTCTGAGCCGAGAAGTTAAATGAGACGTAGTTTCTAATTTCTTCTAAAGACGGGAGACCTGCTCCACCAATTGCCGCAGTTACGTTGGTACACCTTAATGAGTTAACTACCGAAGAATTTGTTAATTCTGAAGGACCGTTAACATAGAACGATACTGTACCAATTTGATTAATTACATTGGTACCTAAGTTTGTTGCCAAACCACCACCTACTCTGTACTGAACAAATAGTGTTGAGTTTGGAGTTAATGCTGAACCTAATGAGAAATTGTTTGAATATCTTTGTAAGTCTAATGTAGTTCCTAATGTTGTGAATTGATTTAAAGCATCTTGAGCTGTATTGGTACCACCTCCAAATGTCATCTTCTTAAACCCTTCAGGGGTATACTCACTAATGTACCTATCTTGAGTTTGAATATATCTACCAACTTTAATTCCTGGTTGGTCCGACACCTTTGTTGGGTCCTCTATGAATACTCTATCTTCAGCCAAAGCGTCAACTTCATACCATCTATTTGAAACACCTAAGAACTCAGCACTTGTTGGTATGTTAGTATATTCGGTACCACTTTTAAGTAATACACTGGTGATACCTAAAACATTTTTTTCAGGTAAGAATAATTCGAAAAATGGTCTAACATCATTTGGACTAATAACTCTTTTGAATACTTTAGTTATACCATTGACCACCAGTTCTCGTTTAGTAATTGTATAATTAATTAAAACATTATTGGCGTTGAAATTAGGTATTTTTAATCTATTTGGAAAACCTTGAGCATTGTATGGTGAAGTAAAATCAATATCATATATGTTTTCAAATACAATACCTGCACCAGTTACTTGTGAACCTCTTGTTAATGTACCCAAATATCTTTCGTCTTCTTTATCTCCAAATGCCGGTACAGTAATTGAGAAGTCGACAAGAGCAACTGAAGGTCTTTGCCCCGGTAATTTTAGGCCATAGGTTCTTGCTATGTTATAAATTGAAGACCTTTGTTGGGCGTATTGAAGGACTGTCTCTTGAATACTTCTATCGATATGGTAATGTAAGTTATCGGCTACGGCTGCATTTAAATCTAAAAAGACCGAAAATACTGATGCGTCATTAAAATCCTGTATAAGTTCAGGGTAATATGTTCTCACATAATTTAGTAATTCAGTTCTTATACCCTGATAATCTCTGGTTGTATACGATATTTTACGATTTGCCATCTATATTAAATATTAATAATAACAAAATCACTCTGAGCAAATGTGTTACTATCTACTGAGTAATCTATTTTAATTTTTGCAGTGTATTCTGAAGTCCCTTTTCCAGGAAACCTATAAATTGGTGACTCACTAGTCCCTACTATATTTTGTCCTTCTGCAATATCCACCTCTTCCATTGGGTCTGCGGGTGTGATTGAGATATTATTTAATAGTAAATTTGGCATGTATCTTGATACCGCTTCTCTGATATCAGATTGAATAGCATCAAATGTAAGACCATCAAAAGGTTCAAATAAAAATTCATATAATCTTGTTCCAAAATCAGGTAAGTAATATCTTGTTCCCTTTCTGGTTAATAATAAGTGAACTAAATCCGCTTTAATCTGTTGAGCCTCAAACTCTGTTAATTGTAAGTAATCCCCTCTTTTAGAATCTCTAAAAGGAAAATTAATACCATATGTAGTTCCATCTGCCATAACTATAAATATACTTAGATTATTTTTTTATTAAAGTGTTACCTTTTTGAGCCATTGGTTCATAAGGACAGTGCCTACACCCATTCCCACAACAATACCCTAGTTGAATATGATATTCTTCAGTGAAAACAGTTCTACCGTTTTCTTCATAAAAATGAGAAGGGAGAAGTTTTGGCTTCTCCCTCTTATTATTATCTATTTCCTTTAATTGAATATTAAATTCCATTAATAATATTTTAAACTAAATTATCTTTCATGATTTTAAACGAGTGTAACTTCACAAGCTCCACCCGCACATGCTACCTCTCCGCTTAAATCAGTATCATCATCCATTTCAACAATTTTTGATAAATCAACATCATGAAGAGCCTTCATTAATTCTTCGTATTTGTCTTTTGTGCAATCTTCAAACGGTGCTTGAATATAACTTCCACCATCATAAGGTAATACTGAAAGACCATTGTAATATTCTTTATTTTCCCACATCCACTCACCAACTGCTGGCCACTCATGCTCTCTAATTGAGATTGTTGCCGATACGTTATGTGCATTATTTCCATTTCTATGTCCAGGTTTAATCCATTCTTGTTGAACTTTTTTTACTCTTTCCAATAATTGAATTGGTGATTCGTTTCTTAAGATTGACCCCTCAGGTGCTTTTTGTGGAATTCCAATAACCGCTGTATCATGTGGTCTAAAGTATTCATCTTCAACTAATTCAGGGTGATAAGTTTTTAAGTGTGAATAAATTGCTTCGTTCTTTCCAACTCTAACTCTTCTGATATAATAATCATTATGCCAAGCGTGGATACCTGAAGATGTTCCTAAAGTTAAAGATGTTGTTCCCGCAGGTTTAACTGTTGTTGTTCTTGCCGAAGGATTAATCTTTATTAACTCAGCAACTCTTTTGTTTTCTTCTTTAACTACTTTAGCTGCAGATTTCATATTTAAACC